CGAAAGCCAGGCTGTCCTATGTTGGTAGATGTAGCCACTACTATAAGCTTCTGCTTAAGTGCAGTAAAGATGTAGGGCTGCTGATGTATTGTAATTGCCATTAGACAGGTTTAATATTAGTTAATTTTCGTGTTTGATTTAAGATGTAGATGTTCACAGCTTCACCCATTGCTGCGTTCAGTTGTGGGCCATATTCAGGTAAGGTCTCAAGATATGCATCTCTCCAATAATATAGCGGAGCAATACCTTTCTTTTCAATGCTCTTAGCCATGGCAGTTGCTACAGCTAAGCGCTGCTTCTCATCTTTGTTAACTGCTGACTTGGCGAACTTAGTCATCTTGCCGGTATCTCCCATAGCACGTAGCTTAATCTTCTTAAGATTCATCCAATTAAGGATAGCGTCAACGGGAGGCTTAGCTGCGCCTGCTGCAAAGCGCTTATCTATACCTGGGTAGTTACTCTCTTTACCCTGTCTACCATACTCTACCCATGCAGCGTAATCAGCCGAAGATAGAAAGCCTATAGATGGAGTAGTGCCTGTTACATCTAAGTCATAGTAAAGCGAAGCTGCAAGCGTGCCTGTAGTATTAGCCTTGCGCTTCTTGCCGTATCTCGTTTGCTGAATTCTAATGTTGGAGCGTGCGCGATCAGTAACGGTCTCACCGAAATCTAAAAGCACATCGTATAGCGCTCCCTGTTCGAATAGCTCAGCAAGTATGCTCATAGTGGTGCGCTCTGTTCGTTAGGCATCTTTATCTGCTTCCTCTTTTATCTTGTTAAAGAATTGAATCAATGGTAAGCCAAATTTGGTTGGCATTTCTTGAATGAAAGCGTCAAGTTGCTTTAAATGTTCCTCTGTTAGTTGCATAATTAGAAAGATAAAATTGTTACTCCTATTGCGTTTGCTACGCATTGCTCTACCCACGCATTGTCTTCACCCCACGCTGCGAATTCTTGCTCGGTTAGCGTGTAATTTCCATTTGATAAAACCTTCGAAGGCACTTCTTCAGTAGCCTCAGATTTTAATTCGTAGTAGGTAGTGCAAGTTGTTGCACTCGTTTTGAAGTTGAGAATGAGGACACTCATCTCTGTTGCTGTTCCTTGATTTAAAGGAAAGACTATTGCTTGTATTTTAGCCATTGTAATTATATTAAAGTGAATGTTTTTGTTACTGCTCCTACTCTCATTTTTAAGTTAGTACCATCATACCAAATATCACCATCATTTGGAGTTGTTGGTGCAGTACCCGAACGGATTCTTAATGATGACCTTGTTGTTGATGAGCCATTAATATCAACTTGAGCAGTTGCTGTATCCGCTGCTCCAAATCTAAAGTAATCGGTATTTAAATAAGAATTACCATTAGTTCTCGTTCTGTGAATATAGAATATATTCCTTCCGCTATAAACTGCAAAGTATTCTGTTTCAACTCCAACAAGCCAAGAATTGTATCCAGTTGGTGCATAAGTGTTATAAACTGATATTCCAGTATTTGCAAAAGTAGTATTGAATGAACCAGTTGCACTCACCCTCGCCGTTCCATTCACATCGAGCTTAAAACCTGCGTCTGTTGTTGTGCCGATGAGGACATTGCCTGTTGTTGGAGATAGAATAACATTTGTGTTTGTTAATCTTAATCTCTCAACAGTTGAACCTGCTGTTCCAAATCTAAAACTCATTGGAATAGTGTTGTCTAACCCTAAAAATCCGTAAGCAGTATTTCCGTATTCATTTAAATAACTTCTTGTGATTACTAAATTATTACCTGCAAATGGTGTTATTCCACTTCCTATTGCAAACGTAATTCCTGCTGAGCCTTGTCCAAGAATATGTGCGTAACCTTGACCACCATAAGAAGTCCCTGCATTCACTCGAAAGCTTGTTGAGGCTGCTCCTGCTAAACCAAACTGAACATCTCCCTGCACCCTCGCAGTCCCATTCACGTCTAATCCAAAAGCAGGCGTAGCCGTACCAACCCCCAACCTTGAATTAGTATTGTCCCAAAAGAAGTTAGCTGATTCCTGCAATACATTGCCCGTCCCTTCGAATAACACTCTGCCAACCGTTCCGCTTGTTATTGGTGTTGTGCCTACCGTTAACCCTGTAGAGATAGTGAATGTTCTGTTTGCGCTTAAGTCTTGAGTTGTGCCGTTGATTGTGAGCGTTCGCGTTTCGGGGACTGGAGTGTAACCGAGTGCCGTTGCAACAGTCTTGTTCTTCCACAATGAAGTAGAAGATTCATAAGTCAACACGTTGTTGTTTAGTGGAGTGTCAATGTACACGTTGTGCAATTCATCTAACTCCCACCCGTTCATAATCTTAACGTATATCTTCCCATTGTTAGCGTGAGCGTATTCAACGTAACCTATCACAACGATGTGTCCTGTCGCGCCTGTTGGTTTAATGTTGGTAAGCGCACCTGCCGTAGTTGGTGACAAATAGAGAACGTCACCATCTGCCCACGTTTCACCCTGCAAACTTCCTGTTGTATTAACTCCTTCTAACTGACCAACCGTCTGAATAAAGCCTTCTTGGTTCGTCGCTATCGTTTCGCAAACAATACCTATCGTATCTGCTGAGTTGTTGTCGTTATTCGCTTGCGCTAACGCAACCGCTAACCTTTGCCCTTGCGCTCCGCTAACTCTTACCGCTTGGTATGCCGCCTTTGTTAAGGTAGTGTTTGGAGTTACTTTGTTGACTACTCGCGCCACTAAATCAACACCGTTCTTAAGTGAAACGCTACCGCCTTTTAACAGCGTCTCAGAACTTCCTATCGTGTTGTTCCATTGCGTTGCGCCAACAACGTAACCTGCGCCCGAAGGACTAACGTTTAACGCTAAATGGTCAGCTGTTAAGTTGTATGTTCCCAAGTCAACATCGGTAGTCGCACCAACGTAAGGAACGTAACCGCTCACGTCTGGAATGGTAGGCTTGTTATCTAAATCATTGTAGTCATTCGAGAAACCTACTGCGCTGATGTCGGCTGTATTAGCTTTAAGCAGCATATCAGCTTGAAGCGCTTCGATATCATCTACTATAGAAATAATGGTAGCGCATTCGGGTAAATCTTCGCAGGTGATTCCTACGTTATCTATTAGCTGATACCATCCTTTAACACCTGAGGCATTCGTACCATAGTAGTAGCCGTTGCCCGGTGCTTCTACGTCATTTAATAAGCTAACAAATACCCCATTCTGATCTAAGCTCTCAATAAACTGAAGTGCTCCCCACCCATCTGATGGCGAATCTGTAGGTGTGTTATAGTTCCAGCTTGCAGGGATAGAGCATGCTGACCAATCATAATCTAAGTTAAGCTCTACTATTCCTGTTACCCCTGTTAGAGTATGAGTATACTGCTCAACAAATGGCTCAGAGTTAACAGGGCGAGTAAGCTCCGCATCTGAGCCGAACATATTGCCCAAGTAAATCTCGTTAATTAAATCTTGAAAGATTAATGAGCAGTCAGTAATACTCTCTGCCTGATAGCCTGTCTTATCTTCTTTATCGCGAGGCAAGTCAGATATGAATATCTCAAAGCTGAAGCTGCGAGTACCAGGCGAATAGTTAATAGCGCGAGGCTTAACGTGCAGCCATGGCCACTCTGCCTCTTTCTCTAAATCGGCTTGGCTAATCTCACCATGTGTAAACCTACGCAGCTGAAAGTGCCCTGCTGCGAACTGTCTAAACCTATCTACTATTACGTTGTATGTGTAGTTAATTGTGCTCATATCTTATAGTGGAAATTAAGTAAGCTTTTGTTGTAAGCTGTTAGCGTAATCCATCGCATAGGTTAAATGGGTGAATATTGTTGAGGCTCTCGTATTAGTGATGGCATCAAATTTAGTTATATCTCGCTCTGCCATCTCTTCAATAACGTGCCACCATTGGTAGACTGAAGCTAATGTTTCACCTCGTCTGCTAACTGACTGATCTCCCTCTTCAGCTTCTCCAGCTCCGCTTCTAAATATTCTGGTGTATTGTTCACTAAATCGTTTTTGAGTATCGAAAAAAAAAGCAGCGCAGCATTCACATTGGCTAAGTTTAGCTTACGCATCTGAGGCGCATACTTAAGATGCACATCACTATCATACTCCTCTATCTTGTACTGCATATTAATCTCAGCAGTAACTGGCCTGTAAAGAATGCACATTAAATCAGGAAGCTGCTGGGGAAAGTTCTTGCTGAACTCAGTTAAATCTAACCATTCCCCAAACGTCATAGCCTTAAGGTTAGGATGAAAGCCAAACTTCACCCCATCTATCTCAATGAACTTCTGAAATATCTTTTCGTCATTCTTAAGCCCATTAGCGTAAGCACTAACAATCTTATCAATAGTAGGCATGTCTATCTTCCTGATGTCATCACGCTTCAATCCTGTGATGGCTTGAATCTGTGAAACAGTATCTTCACCTGCCGCCATGAAGTCTACATACGTGCCCAGTGTTTGGTCACTGTACTTAGTGCTTATTATCTTGTCGCTCATAGGTTTCTTTATAATATTCTTCAAAACTACCTTCATCATTCATGTTATCACAAGAGCCACAGAAGTAAGCACTTTCCATCTCTTCTTTCTCCATTTGCTTGGCTTGTTTCCAAATTTCTGATTCTTTATAAATTCTACTTTTTATCGAATCATTTGAGATGTTATTTTTGGATAACTCACTATATAACCATTCAACTGCTGTTTGTTTCATAGCTTTTCTATTTCTTTTTGAACTTCTTTCCAATATGCATAGCTTGAATAACCTATAAAGCCAAAAGTAAAAGACATATTTTTTAACATGCCATCTACTTTGTTTGAAGCATCACGTCCAAATTGATTAAACAATTCAACTGCTTTCTCTTGTGGTGTCATAGCTTAAATATTTGTACCGTCTATGGTTATGTTAATGCTCTTTATCTCAGTGCTCAGCTCTTGCCTCTCTATGTAACCTCTCTGCTTGCCTTGAGTCTTTAGGTAGAATATAACAGCAGATGTGTTAGGTGCATCTTTAATTGTTACTACCTCTCCATCATGAGTTAAGGCTTGGCGCTCTGCTCCCTCCATTAGCTTCTTAAGCTGCGACTCTGCGAAGTCTAAAGCCACGTTCTTAAGCGAAGCCACAGCAGCTGCATATTCAGCATCATCCTTCAGCCATTCGTAATGAGTCTTGCGAGAAATACCTATCTTCTCCGCTGCCTCAGTTACGTTACCCAAAGAAGATGTAAGTGCCTGAAGCATAGCATCTTTTTTGATTGTTACGTTTTGTCCTTTGTCCTCTTCCATGTTTGGCGCTATTCTACTTCCGAGTTTGGCATTGGCAGCTCTCCTGTAACTGCATAGCCAGTGTTAAGGAAGTCATTAAAGTTGTTCTCAATATATTCAGGAGATTGCTTAGCAGCTCTTACGCAAATAGCTTTAAGCACTTCCATAAAGCAGGCTGTGTTATGATTGTTAATACCATAGACTGCTGCTAAGTATATTAGATCAGTGTGTCCCGTTTCTACCCGATGGTCGTGCTCTAATACGTGTAAATAATCTTCGTTCATGCTAACTTATTCTTAAAGTGTGTTATTAATTGCTCCATCTTAGAGTCATAGTATTTAGCAAATGTAGTAAATCCCTCTGAATCAACCTCATAAACTCTAAACATTATACCTCTCAGCCGTTGTGATGGTTTCTTAAGTGTATCTTCTAACTCTGATTTAAGCGATTCTACTGCATCTAACTCCTCACGTCTGAAGCTCTCATCTTTAAATGCAAGATATCCGAACTGATTGGCTGTACCGAACAGTTCAGCTGCCTGTGCTGGAGTAAGCTCATTAGTCCCGAAGGTAAGTTTTAAAGTCTTATCCTTCCTTGTGCCTACTGATTCTAATTGTGCCGGTATTAATATCATCTGCAAAGTTCATCTAAGTGAATACCATACTCTTCTAAAGTCTCATTAAGCAAAGTATTAATTTCAGAATACACTTGCTTTTCTTTCTTTGTCATCTCATCATACTTAAGCTTCGCAAATAGCTGTGTTCTGAATTCATTTAAGCACAGCGTTAGGTCTAAAGCTTTAGTGCATCTCAGATGATGAGCTGCATCTTCAGGTGAGTCTAAATCAAATGTTATATTACATTGCATAATTCGGTAATTTGTATAATTGATTATTGATATTTAGCATTTATGATCCACAATAAAGGCAGCTCTCATCTTCTCCACCCTCACCATCATTTAAGATTCTCTCACATTCTTTGTTTACCTGTTCTTCAGTCCAGTTAGGATGAAAAGCTTTTACTTGAGCCTTCAAAAAGTTATAGTTATTATCACTCATTTATATTAATCTTTATTAGTTATATCTATTAGTGTAATTAGCTATGAGCTTTTGCTAATTTGCTTAAGCTCTTAGCTATTAACTCTATGCTTAGAGCTTAGATTCTGAGCTAAATGAGAGATAGAAGTATCCAAGCAAAAAGATTACTCTTTCTGTTGGGCTCTCATTTAAATGACTGTCTCTCTGCTTGTCGCTTGAGTTCTTCGCCATTATGAATTAGTGTCATCAACAATGTGCACTAACATGGTATCTACCTTTTAGAGAGATTGCCCTCCCTAAGTAACCTGGAGCTTATACCTTAGCCATACTCCTGAGCTGTGTTACTATCCCACAGTAGCTCTATTCATCTTCTACGCTGTCGTTAATCGCTTCCGCCCGTAAAAAATATAGCCCTAAGGATGCAGGGTGAGGACATCCAAAGGGCGTATAAAACCTTAATCTAATCTTATGTCTAACAGTAACACCCTGTAACAAATCTATCTATAAAAATGTTACGAGATTAATTTGTGCAAAACTATTTTGGCTGTTGAAATCTGAGCACAGCAATGTATATCCAAAAAGGCAGCCATACAAGCCCTGTAAAAGCTACACCTACATAAGCGTACCAATGGTAAGAAGATAAGTGCCTCTGATGTCTGTAAATGTTTAGGCTAAGTATTCCCGTATGCAGGAGGAAGCCTACTAAATAAATAATTAATAGTGTCATAGTTTTTTACGTTTAGCTTTTCTCTTTTTAATTTTAGGCTCAGCAGTGAGCTCTAAGTTAGTTAATTCAATCAATGCTTGAGCCTGTTCCATCTTAGCCATATCTTCCTCTAATGAACGCTCTAATCGGTTAAGCAAGTCATTCATGCAGGGAGTGCAGCTTGTGAAGTTCTTGCCGTCTCTGATTCCAAGATATTCTCTTCGAAGTTTAAACAGCTTAGCCATCTCACCAGGTGCGAGTCTACCTCTTTGCTTAATGGCTCTGATGTGTTCTAAAGTTGGCATCTTCCAATCTTTTTCCTCAAGTTTTGGCCATAGCTTAGCTGGGCAGTCAGTAGCAGCATAAGAGGCTAAGTGATCCACAGGGCAGCCGCATGGCTTGAATGTTACCTCTCCAATTGTGTGAGGCTGCTTGAATGGATTAATAGCGTTAACAGGAGGCCCACATGTACCGAATGTCTTATTGTAGACAGGGCATTCTTTGCAGACTTTAACGCGAGCTTCGAAGTCGGTTGTGTTAATCATCATATCTGTAATGAATTACGTAGTGTTAATTTAGCTTTCTTAATAGTTCTGTAAAGATAGTTCAAAGGTATTCCAGTCTCATCTGCTAATGCTTGATAGCTGAAATCATCTAAGGCATAAAGAAAGAATAGCTCACGCTCAAAGTATGGTAGTCTGCTGATGAATATATCTAACTGCTCATTCTCTAATCTCATCCCTACGCTCTTGTTTACATCATCAATAATATCATCTTTCAGATCGTTACGTATCTTTTCGAATCTTCTGAGCGAATAGTTAAATGAACTGTTACTACAGCGTGCAGCTAACCTGATGCTATTGCTAACGTAGTTATTCAGCTTGCCTCTATTGTGAATATCCTGTAACTTATCTTTATCACTCTCAAGAATCTTAAGCAGCGTGTCATGGAGTAACTCATCTGCAACATCTGCACGCACCACGCTATGCGCCACCCTGCGCCACTCTAAATAACACTTGTCAAACTCAGAGCGCCATGTATTCATCTATGACTTTTTTAGCTTCATCAAAGCTCTTACATGTACATGCGTAGTAGTTATTAGTAATAAGCTTATGCTGCCAATCTTTTTGACTTTGACTCATTACACCTTTACTTGTTTTCATTTCAATAGCTAATCCAAAGAATGTGCCTTTTGCATGGTAGATAAAGATATCAGGAAAGCCCTTAACATATCCTGTTTTCTTCATCTTAATAGCTTGCTTCATAGAAGTGCGAACACCTCCAGCCGAGGCACAATAAAGCAGCCGAGGATACTGCGCGTTAATATAGTTAATAACTGCTTCCTGTATTAGAGCTTCCTCGTTCTTCATGTCTCAAAATTAACTAATTAACTTAAGCGCTATAAACATCTTGTTAACATACTTATTCACATAGCATTTAGATGGTATATTTGACCATCCATTTCAGCCTTTTGGTTTAGGCTAACATTGATTATTGATTCTGAGATAGCCTTGCAAACGTGCAGGGCTATTTTAGTTTATATCTAATTGCATATTAAATCCTAAAAGTTGTAAATATTAGGAGCTTTTAGATATAATTTTGGGGAGTATTTTCCACAATAAGCCTAATTTTGTAGATTATTTTCTACTATAGCTGTCGCAAAAGTCTACTATACTTGCGACAAAGATGTTATTAATAGCATCTAACTCATATTAAAGTATGTTATATCATGCATAACGTGTCTTTTAGCGCCCTAATGACTGCTAAATAATACTTTAATGGGACTCTATCACACTTTTAAGTACGAATAAATGTAATGGATTACACTTTTCTTTAGATAAAAGCGTACTTAGTGTAATTGCGATTCAGCTCAAAGAAGGCTCGCATCATTATAGCATCAGCTATATCGGGAGATATTCCACCGGTGCGATGGCTAATGGTATCTTTAGAAGTTACTCGCAGCTTTCCTTCCTTATCAGGATCAACACGTCTCACTAACTCAAGCTCTTTAACTATATCTTCTTGGTACTTTATTGGTAGAGTAATCTCATTCTTATCTATTAACTCACCAAGCCTAAAGTAACAGTCAGCTTTTAAGTTCATGTACTGATTTCCTCTAACTGCTTTACTACCGTTCATAAATTCCCTGCATCGAAGGCTATCTACAAGGCCACCGCCTACCCCATCAGCATCTGCAAGTACGTTGCTCAGTCTAACTTGGTGCTGATTCATTAAGCGCTGTATCTCTGCCTTAACTTCATCTTGGCGCTTTTGCCTTAAGATTACAATGTCTATGCAGCTAAGGCCTCTCCATACACAAAGCACAGTTCTATCTTTTCCTAATCGCGCTATATCTGCTGTGATATATCCTTCGCCTACAGCCATTGGCTCTCTGAAGCAGCGCATCAATTCATCATACATGTATAATCTATCACTACTATTATCGAATTCCCAATCACCCTCTAAGAGTCTCTTCCTATCCGCTTCAGGTAATCGGGTAAGGCTCGTAACGTAGCTATCAGGTAGGTGTATATTGTCCCCAGGTAAGGCTTGCACGAATGCTCTGTGAGCAGGCAAGTTTTGATTCTTATAGGGAAGGTAAAATTGGTTATAAATCCATCCCTTCGATGGGTTGCAGGTAAGTAATATCTTAGGCTTAAGGCCAAATTCTTTAAGCTTATAACGTATACGTGAGCTAACAATAGAATAAGCTTTCTCAGTTATTTCTGTAGCTTCATCTATGAATACATCTGTAACTTCCAAGCCGCCTAAATCGGTCATCATGGGATCTGATGGATAGAGAAACAAATCAGCTAAGATAATTTCACTACCATTGCTAAATTTAATGATGTGTGATTGCTGATTGTAGATAAAATCTTCGCCTGCTTTTAAGCCTATCTCATGGGCCACCTGAAAGAAGGTAGCCATGGTAGTCTTTTTAAGCGTGTCTAACTTGGCTCGGCCTATGAGTGAACGTGTACCTGGATACTTAAGCCTGCGTAATATCTGCCACATGCAGCCGAGCATAGTCTTTCCTCCGCCTGCTGCTCCTCCGTATAGTATAGTTTCTACATCTGAATCTACTGAAAGAAATTTAAGTGCTTCGCTTTGCCTTGTTAGTGGCTTAAAGTTGTATTCTATTTGTCGCGCCATTGTACAAAATTAGGTACAATGATGTGAGTATCAACAGGTTTCTTAATTCTTTCTAAATTTAATTCTAATAGGTAAGCTCCCAAAGGTTTAGGAGGTCTCATGCGCTCTACGTGAAAGCCCATGTATCCTTCATCATACTCTTCTTTGTATGAAGCTGTACGAATGTGATGCACGTATCTCATATTAATTCTATAGCTATTACCCGGGCTGTAGCATAACTCCTCTACCATATCGGCATGATGGTAAAGTTCATGCACATGGCCTGACCAAATACAATCAGCGCCATCAATCATAACTCCCATTCGGTTATTCTGAATTACTCCCTTAGTAACTACTCCTCCTCCTCCTGATCCATGGTAGTATTTAGTTTTAAAAATAAAGCTGCTGCTCTTCCCCTTGCTCACGCGATGAATCCACCAACCACCATAACCACCCACCAATACATTAGAGCCAGCTTCGCGATTAAGACCACTAACAAAGCGCTCAATTAAATCAGTCTCACAATTCTTTGTGATAGCAGTCTCGTGATTACCATAGCCTACGAAAACCATTAAATGAGCATAAGGCTTAAACCAATCTATAGCTGTGTTCACTAATGCGTCTAAGTAATTTGCTACGTTATGCTCCGGGCGAATGTCCTGCTTGCCTCTTCGTGGATCGTACTTCCCCATCATGCAACAAAATAAGTCCCCGTTTATAGCGAAGTAGATGTTTTCTTCTAAGCACTTATCTAAATGAGCTTTGAGTAGCTTTCTATCACAGTGAGGATTATCCCAGTGCACATCTGACATCATTAAGAATTTATCACCGCTCTTGCACGTTGTGATTATTATATTTCTACCCTCGCGAGATGATGTAATCATTTGTAATTATATTAGATTTAAGCTCCTGAAAATGCTTTTTGAATTCGTTGTAAGGCACATCTATTACTATCCCATTATCAATGCCCTGCATCAGTGCTATTGTGCGCTGCCCTACGTAGTACGTGCCATCTGATCTGAACTCTACTTCAGCCTGGATGCCCACACACTTGCGAGCATCAAACATAAAAGGCACGTTATCGGCATACGTTGCCTCCATACCTATATCATCGGTATAGTTCCACTGAACTATGTACGTGCTGCATAACTCAGGCAGCAGCTTCGCATTTAAATCTACTACTTCCTTTTTCTTTTTAAATAGATTCATGTGCTTCAGATTAATAAAAAAGCCCAGCGTTATGCTGAGCTCTCTTATAGTTAGTGGAAGAAATGACTAAAATAAACTAAGTTATTCAATGCATTCGCAAGCTATTTGATGCCAATCCTCTTCTTCCCATTCAATTTTTAACTGATTACGATCTGCATTTATTATTTCTGTCCAGCTCTTATTTCTACCTAATCCTTTTAACTCTGCTAATTTTGTAGCATTTTTTTTCCATTGAAATACATCTATCTTGTAAATCTTCCGGTAAAGAAAGTATTTCATTTTTTTTCATGTTAGGACAAAAAAAACAGCTACTCTTTCCTGCTTTTGATAAACCTGCTTTTTCTATTACATCAACACACTTTTCTCTACTCCAACCCCATTCAATTAATGGATAATAATTTTTAAAATTCTCATTTGGATTAGCTTTCATTCTTCTTTCTTCGCCAGCATCAAAACCAACCCACATTTGAATTTTTTCATTAGGATATTTTAACTTCAAATATTTTTAATCTTTAATCTTTAGGAATGTTTTCTCCGTGGCTTTATCTTTAAATTACTCCAGACAAATTTAATAATACTTTATTTTTTTCTAAACTGCAATACACGCACCAATAATAATAAATATAAATACCTTTAGCTTTTAATTTTTATTTACCAACAACACCCATAACTAAAATTTAATATATAGTTTAATAATCCAGAAACAAATTCAAATCACTAAAACCTTTTTATCACCGCACAAACAATCTTTCTCAACAGTGGATTACCAATTACATCTGTCTTAGCTGCAGTAATTTCCATTAAACTTAAGTTTTTTATTAAAGCTATTTCCTTCAAGATAAAATTAAAAATCGAAAAATAAAGAATCACCTAATCATTTAAAACTCTGATAAACTTCTATATCTATTGGTTTTTAACAACTGACTGTATAGCCGTTGCGACATTTAATGGTTGCCAATTGGGTTGGTTATTATTCTGTGGT